GATATTTGCTATCCGGTGAAAAGATGCGGGTGTTACAAAATAGTTTGGTAATAAGATAAGGCGCATTAAGCGCCTTTCTTTACTAGACCGATTTCAAACTTTAATCTGTTATACATCGAGACAGTGACACCAACAGCAGCGCAAGCCTCGCGGGTTATCATGCCATCTTTGCAAAGCATGTGAACTTGCTTAATTTTCTCGTTGCGCTTCTTCACAGTCTCTGAATAAGTTAAGCTAAGCTCTCTCTGCGCAGCTCTGACAGTGCTTGTGCAAACGCCTAGTGTTGATGCAATAAAGTTTGCAGAATAGCGCTGAGATTTAACCATGTCGATCAACTTGGCATCCTTGCTGTTGCGCTGGTTATATCGCACTTTAACGCCCATAGATTCACAGATTGCCAGCACTTTCAGCGCTTTAAAACCGAACTTGTTGCCAATCGTGCTTGCTGTCATGTTGGACTTTGCAAGCTCTGCGATTAGATACTTATCCTCTTGAGATACTAGATTTAAATTAACCATTTACTTTTACCAATTTTGCTGTTGTCTTGTGGTGCAGGTTGCCTTTTGCATCAATCCAGCCTGCCCCGTAGCTACGCACAGTTACTAGCTCACCGGTAGCTTTGATGCGGATTACTGCTGTTTTAATTTGGTTCATAACGTCAACTCCGAAAGTTCAACGGTTTGAAGGTAGTTTCTTTTTTTGTCGCGTAGATTTTTTCCAACTTCGGTGCGAACATTAGAAACATAATTCTCAACACAAAAGGCTCTTGCGGCAATTTCTTTGTTGCTCAATCCTTGATTGATTAAATTAATAATGACTGCTTTTCTGTTCATGGTTTATCTCGATGCAGAAACTTGTTTGTTTTCAGGAAAAAAGCGGCGCTTTACGCTTCCGATTAATCCTCTATCCTGTCCGGTTGCGGCGACAATTTCATTAAAGCTCATTGAAGGATTGGCCTTGATAAACTCGCACAGCTCGCGGCTTTTAGTGCCAGCTTTCGGCAATTCAATCCTAGAGCGGTACACGACAGGACTTGCAGCGTTAAAATCGGTGCGCACAGTAACGACATAACGCAGCGAAGCATTGAGAGCGGCGGCTATCTGTTTATTATGATAGCCTTTCTCAATCAGGTTGATGATTTGCAGTTTGAGGGTCATAACTTATCCCATTGCTTAGCAGTAAACTCTAAAACATTTGCGACTTTAGGCTTGCTTTGACGACTTGCGATAACTGAGTTATCCATTAGGCTTAAGTCTTCAGAGTAACTAAAGCGGCAGCATGAGCAAAACGCATCAACGACTGCCATGACTTGCGACTTGCAACGACAACAGACTAGAGCGGCTTTTGCTTCTGTGAGATTATTCATTTTTCACCGCCTTGGAGCTTAGCTCGGTGCTCGTAAGGATATGGGCCAGCTTCTTCACCAATAACACCGACGCCACCACAGGCATCGAGCTGCATCGAGAAGCTACTTTCAGTTTCAGCTTTCCTTTCTGGCGTATCCATTGCACAGTCAAAACAAACCATTGCGAATTTTGGGCCGTATGGTCGTAAGTCGTTGGTTTTATCGCAGTAGTGGCATTTCATTCTGCACCACCTTGGTGCACTTTTGCTGCGCATTTGCCAGCTTCCCATTCATCAAACCATTCATGAATGTCTGTACTGCAATATCCAAGCTCACATTTGTAGACATGCTTGGCTTTGCAAAATCCAGCCTCATAAGCCTCAGCCTTAATCTCTGCAAGGTGTTGTGTTGGTGTTAATGCACTTAAATTCTTTAGTCGGTAAAGTATTTTTAATAACTCACCTGCCGACGAATCAATAACAGGGCCGCCAACGTCAACAGTTTGTTCAAACTCACACAACCAAGCTGTCAATCCTTCAAAGGTTTCATCATCTATTTTGATAGCAGCAACCTGAGCGACCAAGGCATCATTCTCAACCAATAACTCTTCATAAGTTTTCATGCTTGCACTCCAATCAAAGTATATAAAATCACACCAGCCAGCAAGCCAGCAGTGAATATGCAAACCTGAGAAATAAACTCGGCGCGGCGAATAGTCTTTTCATCTTGCGCAAGCATCTGCGGAGTGTAGTCAATTCCGGTTTTAAGAAACTCGGCGTAGTTTTGTTTGATTTGTTCGTTTGTCATTTCAGCAACTCCGGATTTTGGTAGATGTTTCCAATAACAGTGAAAGAATTTCCGCAATCTATGCAAGTGCCTGCAAATTCTTTTTTTGGTGTTGCTTTTTCTGTATTAAACACAAATCCGCCATTTTCAAAAGAAATGAAGCCAATGGCGGTTGCTCGTGGCGCATACCATAATCTAACGATATCGCCCTCATAAATCTCAACGCCGTTAATGTCGGTTAATCCGGTGAATTGCATAATTAACAAATCATTGCTGAGCTCAATTTCTGTGTTTGGAGTGTCATATCTTACGCTTGGCACATCGAAAACTGCGCCGTCACAAGTGCGGATAAATACAGTATCATCCATGTATTTATGTTTTGTGTTCCACGCTCTAAACTTGATTACTTTGCTCATTTCTGACTCCAAGGTTTATCGTTGCCAGTGCGCAGAAACTTCTCAAAGTCTGCGCGGATTTTGTCGTTTTCTTCGATGCGTCTTGCATCACTGCGAGCATCGCGGATAACTGATACTATCAAGGCGATTGCTGCGACTACAAAGCAAACTGCTGCGATTTCGTTGGTCATTTTGCTAGCTCCATAAAAACCATATAGACAAATATGAAGCACATTGACACAGCTAGGATTGCAAGTAATGCGCCTTCAAAAAAACGATTGATCGGCTTGCGTCTGCGGTCATTCATAAATAATTCCTTCTATTTTTGCGATTGCTGATTGTAGGTTTTCTACTGTTAAGTCGGTGGTCGCAATAAACCAAGTGCCATCAGATTCAAGTGCTAGCACATCAAAATGCCCGTAGTCGTCTTTACTGTACACGTTGGCAACTAGCTTGTTGCTCATGTTGCTAGTTGCAAAACAAAGCGCGTAAAGCTCACCGACAAGCTGCATTACTACCGGATTGATTTGCATGTCGATCAGCTTTGATGCGCGTTCGCGTTTAGCTACAGACCAAGATTTAACGCTGTTTGGGGACAGGTTGTGAGCCTGTGCGATTTCTTTGATTGTTTTCATTTTACATCCTCGGGTTATTGCCAGTTGGCGACTGACAGCGCGTTGAGTTAAATATAGTGTGGTTGTGCACCACCGTCAATACGATAATTCAAAAAAAGGCGAATTATTTTTCGCCTTTACTCTCAAGCTCTTTCGCTTCGTCGATGAAATGACCAAAGGCAATTTGATAGTAGTTGTCGCCAGCTATATCGGCTGCCTTTCTTAGCAGTCTTGCTATCCGTTGCTCTGGGCTAAAATACCACTTTAAAAATTTAATCATTTTTGAACCCTCTCGATAAAATCCTGGCATTTGCTGAATATGTAATCAGTCAAGTATGCCAATGGCTCTTGATCTTGACTGTGGTTTTTATGTCCAAGGACATCGAGTAATGACAAAGCGCCATGAACTGATTCATGGCAAGCTTTTCTCGGGCATTTGTCAGGCAGGTAAATAACAATCCACCACTTGCTACCAAAGGCGTAAATTGCGCAGCTTGGCGAATCACTCTCGCAATCCTGGCTATGTGTTGACTGCTTATCGTTGCCAATTCTTAGCATCGCATCATAGACATCAATCTTGTAGTCGCGTTTCATTTACCTAGCTCCTTCGTCAACTCCTCAGCCCACAGACTGAGATAACTAACACCATCTAGCAAGCTATCCTGGTGCAGTCTAGCTGGCGAGCTATATTGACGGACTAGCTTAACCATTGTCAGCAGCAAGCAAACATCCGAGCCAGTCAATGATTTTCCTGTTACTGCATTAAACGCACTAGCTGCCGCTGCAAAGCTGCGCTCACCTGTACCGCTTGCGTCGTATTGCTTGCCGCGTTCAGATTGCACTGCAATGCAGGCATTAAGGAATTCGACGGCTGTTTTTGGTTCGGTTGGCGCAATGGTCGAATAGTGACCTAAGTCATCGTCGGTTCGGTTTCTGCCAATATTGTTGATCCGCTCGTCGGTTTCGGGCCATTGTTGCGGGCGCTCGCAGTAGTCATCCAATGTCTTGCAAGATTCCATTGACAGCATAGATTCAAACCAATAGCCATCTACGCTATAACTCATAACCTCAGAGCTGATAGACTTGTATTTTAATTTCTTGAATGAGTCATCTGCAAAAAACTCCGCCCCTTCTGGTGCTTTACTCCAATCTATTTCCATGTTTTCAACCCCTGTTTAATCCGCTTCATATTCCACTTGCACGCCATCTTAATGGCATCCTCAATATCTTTCTCGTTCGGCTCGTCACGATTGCGCTCTAAGCATAGCTGTTGCGCTGTGATTAGCTCGAATTCGGTTGGGGGTAGGTTCATGGCGTTTTCTCGTTAATGAATTCGCACATGGCATTGAATGAAGTTTTATTTCCATCAGGATCAATGCCTACGTTTCTGCAAAACATTCTTGCTGTGCCACTTCCACAACCAAATAACTCGCTGTATAGCTGCGCGTTTAGCATTGCTTTTTTGCGCTTAATCAAACGTCTTGCATTTGCCATTATTAGCGCTTTTTCTTTTAATTCCACATCAAACTCCAAAGCGCCATTGCTGGCGCTGCTAGTTAATTAAATACAGTGCAATAAACGCTTGCAGCTTAAACCGATTGGAGCAAAGGGTATATCGTCATGGAAGTCCGGCGCTCCACCACCTGATTGCTGATTAAACCCTTGTTGCGCTGCTTGCTGCATCGGCTGCCCGATCATCGGCTGATAACCTTGCGGCGGCTGCTGGCGAGGCTGATTGTATGACTGTTGCTGTTGCTGTTGTGGCTGCTGCCTTTGCTGCTGCGGCTGCTGTGCTGGCGCTTGTTGTGGCGCATGAACAAAGCCTAATTTTGCATCAAGCAATTCAATTGATAGGCTCAAGCCGTTATTGCCTTGGAACTGGCGGATCTTCAGCTTGTCGCCCGATACTTCAACGACTGCGCCATCAACCAGTACTTGCTGATAAAACTGCACTTGCGCCGGAGCTTTGGCAAAAATTACAGCTTCATAGTTGGTATAGGCGTCTGCTTTGCTTTCGCGGTCGTAGTACTTAACACCTAAGCGCAAACCGAAACCAGTTGATTCACCAGCTTGAAACTGTGTAGCAGCCTTGTTGAGCTTGCCGCATATTGTATGAGACATTTTCTTTCCTTATTTACGGTTACTTTTAATGTGTTTCCAGTGGTCTCCGAAGGTCACACCGAGTTTGTTTAAAGCTTGATCCATATCTGCAATGAATTGCGGTATTGCATCTGCTAAAGTCTTTTGCATTGCTTCATCGCGTTCGGTTTTTACATAGTGCAAGTTGTTGCACAGGACCATGCGCGGATCATACTGGCAGAAGATATGTTCATCAGCTTTGCCTGCGAAAAGTTGGAACTGAGCTTGCCAAGCCCAGTCCTTTTTATTGGTTTCAAAGGCTGCAAACTTGATGAAGTTCTCGCCGTTAAACGGACATTTAATTTCCACGATTGTATTGTCGAATAAGCCATCAGGAGACACGCCAACGCGCAAAGACTCATCGGCAAACATGAATGCTATCTCTTGAATATTAACGAAGCCAAGAGCTACCGAGAGCGCATCACGAGCGGCAGGCTCGCACAACTTGCCATGCTCCATTGCTTTGAAATTCATTTCTTCAGGAATAACGCAAGAGCAAACCTGACTAATTAAACTTGCCATGTAAGTCGCACGAGTTGCGCTGTCACGCTTTGAAACGACTTTATCCGCATTGCTGGCAGACAGAACGCCAAGTTTCAGCATCAGCCAATCAGCGGAGCCTTGCTGCACCTGTGAAGCATCAAAGCCAAACACGTCTTGCAGATTTGCTAGGCGCTCAATGTGGGTGTTGTATAAGCTCATTTCTTAGCCTTAAGCGCAGCAATAGCCTTTTGCGCTGATTCTTCGGTTAATTGTGCGATTGATTCAACACGCAGCCATGCCATGAAGCGAGGCCTTGCATCATCATTCATTGCGTTATAGTAATCGGTTAAAAATGCTTCTGACTCAAGGCTGATTGGCGATACGTCTTTTACTGGCGCATCGTGCGAAATGCCTTCACCGCCATCTGTATTTAGATACTCAACAGCTTGGTTTAGTCTGTCAACTTTCGGCCAATACTTTGCAGCTCGCTTGACTACGGTTTTGCGGCACATTTCTTCAAAGTCAGTTACCCAAGGGCCTGATGCTGGCTTACCTTGCTTACCACCTGTAAAAGCCTCAGAGCGAGCGCGCACAGCATGAATTTGCTCGATGCTCATTTCTTCAGTTAAGTATGCACCTGTATGAGTTCTTGCTGTGCAGTAAGCGCCAACTATCGCGCCGCGATTGCCAAAGGCTTTATATTCATGCAGAGCATCTTTATCAATGCCGCGGTTGACATAGGTGTCAGCTTCATACACTAGCTTTGCCTGAACAAATTCAACTGATCCAGTTGATTGAGCTAGATGCACCAAGCCCATATAGCTAACATCTAAACAAATAGCCATGCCGCTTGGCGTTTTGCGTGGAACTAAATACGCATGTTTGCTTGCTGGGTTTAAGCTAATGCCGATTGCTGAAGCATTTCGCAGGGCGTTTTGCACAGATACAGGGTTTTGCACAGCAATACTTGCCGCAAAGCTATTTGCTGTTAATAACTGTATGGCGTAGTTCATTTCAGCATCAACACTGAAATTGCTATGTCCAACTGATAAATTTTTGCACTCAGGCTCGACACCGCGAACCCAGGATATAACGTCACTCATTTCTATTCTCCAATCGTTGCTGAATTGCTATTCAGTTAAGCTTATAAAAAGAAACATAAGTCGCAAAAAGTCCAGAGCCTTTCTTTTCCTTTCTGCGAGAAATTACGCCTTTAACGTGCATACTGCTTAGTATTTGGCTAAGTCTGTTTTGTGACACCTTTAACACATTGCGAAGCGTTGTCGATGTTGATTCAAGTTCGCCATGCTTTTGCAGCGACTCTTTGATTAGCTCTTCTTGCTCTGTAAGTTTCATTTTAGTCCTTTCTCGTATTTGGTGTTGACTAATATTACACTTAAATATATCATTGTCAATACTCAAGTTGAGCAAATAAGAGGTTTGAAATGCAAGAAATGCAAAAGATGTACACTTTGGACGCCATCAGAACAAGGCTTGAGCATTGCAAGCCAAGGGCTGTGGCAGAGGCAGCAGGAGTTAAGTATCAGACGTTGCTTTTACTGATGAAGAATCCGGATAGAGATCCATCGTATAGCACTGTTAAAGCCTTGTCTGATTACCTGGATAACTGGCAATAAAAAAGCCACCGCTGTTAAGCAAGTGGCAATCAATTAGCGAGGTAAGAATAACAATGTTTTATTACCAACACAATATAGGCGACTTCGACAAGGCTACTAGGCACTTGAGCAGGCTTGAGCGAAGCATTTACAGGGATTTACTTGACCTGTATTACGACACCGAATATCAGTTGAATTTAGACGTTAAGTATCTTTGCAGAAAAATACTTGCTCTTTCCAACGAAGAGTCAACGGCCGTTCAACAGGTGTTAAACGAGTTTTTCACTAAGACTCCAGATGGCTGGTATCACGACAGATGCGAAGAAGAAATAGAGAAGTTCAAAAACTCAAAAACTCAAAAATCTGAGGCAGGAAAGAAAAGCGCGGCTGCAAGGCACGAAAAACGTCAACGAGCGTTAAACGGACGTTCAACGGAGCTTCAACAGAACTCCAACGGAACTCCAACTAAACAAGAAACAAGAAACAATATACAAGATACAAGTAAAACTAATAGTAAGAAGTTAGAGCTCGACTTTAGCGCCTGGCCTCAACAGCCATCAAAAGAAGTTCTTGATGCTTGGTTAGCAATGCGGAAAAAGAACAAAGCATCAAACACCCAACTTGCTATGAATACTATAGGCAACGAAATGCACATTGCAGTATCAAGTGGATTAACCGTTGATTACTGTCTAAGCATTGCTGAGTCTTCAGGCTGGAAAGGTTTTAAGGCTGACTGGATAACGAAAGCCAGCAGCAATCAAAGACCGATGCAGGTAACTAACTTTTCTTCAATGAACTATCAGGATGGTGAGCTATGATCGTAAGCGAAAAACCAAACTTTAACGAAAAGCGAATCTGTGAAAAGCATGGCGAGTATGAACTTAGATTTATACCTTTTGGCGATAAGTTCATGCAGATTGACGCTTGCTCATCTTGCGTAAAAGAAAAGGCAGATGTTGAGCAAGAGAAAGATCGTCAAGAGCAAATCTTAAAAGAGAAGCGCAGAATTTCCGAGATTAAGCAAAAGTGCGGAATTTCACCTAGAAACTTTGATGTAACTTTTGATTCGTTTATCTGCGAAACAAACGAGCAGAAAGGCGCAAAGCTAAAGGCTGAACAATTTGCAGATGACGTTATCAATGGCGGCAGTGGCTGCCTAATTATGGTTGGCAATGTTGGAGCTGGCAAAACCATGCTTTCAACTGCCATTGCTGACAAGGTTATTAAATCCGGCAAGCGCTGCGCAATCATCAAGGTAGTTGAGCTTATCAGGGAAATTAAGGATTCTTGGCGCAATGATTCAGACGCAAGCGAATCGCAAATCATAGATTACTATTCAAACGTGAAGTTACTGATACTTGACGAAGTTGGAGTCCAGTATGGCAGCGACACTGAAAAAATGATGATCTTCGAAATTATTGATGGACGGTATCAAAACGTAAAGCCTACAGTGCTTGTGAGCAATCTTGATCTTGATGGCGTTAAGCAGTGCATTGGCGAGCGAGTTTATGACAGATTGCGCGATGATGGCGGCAAAGTGATTGCCTTCAACTGGCAAAGTATGAGAGGTCAAAAATGATTTGTTCTGATTACAAAAGACTGAAAATCTTGGCGCGGTTTGCGAAAAACATTAAACGCACGATAACGAGTTATAAACGGGTGGAGAGAGCATGAAAACTATTGAACAATTACTCACTGAATTTGCAAAAGTTAAATTGCATATTAAGCAACTGAAAAAAGAGTCAAGCGAGATTGGTCACTGCACAAGACCTGTCGGGATAACTGGTCTTCCCGATAATGTTGATTGTCAAAGCTGCATAGATATTGCCATATCACTAAAGAATCAGCACAACAAGGATTATCCGCATTATGAAGATTACCTTAATTTTCACGACTTCATTGATTGCGCGATGCCGTTTGAGGTTTGCGATACATGCAAGAAGCATATTGAAACGAAGAAGAAAAGAAAAGCGCTAAACAGGCCGCTTGGAATTTTGCAGGCGCAAATAACAAAACGAGCAATTAGCCTTCTTAAAAATAACTAAGCAACAACTCAACATTAAACGTACGATAACTAGCTATAAACGAGTGGAGAGAGCTAATGGCTAACTATAACGACAAGACGCCTTCAGGATTACAGAAATACGCAATGCCTAATCAGATAAAGAATTTGGCAGAGACAAATATTGCAGATGACTTTTTTGTAATGCTTGCAGAAGAATTGATGCTTGATGACTTGCTTGCTGGAGAATGCGACTCTTGCCAGTTCTTGAAGCAATCATAGTAAATGTTCATAACAAATGGCAGTGATTAGAGCGCAAGAGCGGCTAAACCTAGCTAGAGAAAAAGCAAATGGTAAAGCATAGCTTCATCATCTCAAGCCGCGACAATCTAGTAACGGCTTTTAGATTTGCCGAGTCGCTAGGATATAGCAAGCCTTATGTGGTTGAGGTTAAGCCATTGACTAGGACGATTGACCAGAATGCAAAATTATGGGCTGCACTTACTGATATAAGCGAGCAAGTTAATTGGCATGGCAATAAGCTCAGCAGCGAAGATTGGAAACACATCTTTAGCGCAGCACTATCACAGCAGCGAGTAGTGCCAAATATCGACGGCAACGGGTTTGTGGTATTAGGTAAATCGACGTCAAAAATGAGTGTCTCTGAAATGTCGGATATGATTGAACTTATCCAGTCTTTCGGGGCTGAGCGCGGAGTTAAGTTTAAGGATGAGAAATAATGGCTTTGAGTAAAAAGCAAAGAGCAGAATTAAAACAAAAGTTTGGTGGTCGTTGCGCTTATTGCGGTTGTGAGCTTGGTGATAAATGGCATGCAGACCATGTAGAACCAATTTACAGAGGTTGCGATTCGCCAAGCGGAATGTTTAAGCCGCAAAACGAAAGGGCTGATAATTATTTTCCAGCCTGCAAGCCATGCAACTTGTTTAAATCTGTATTTAGTGTTGAGCAATTCAGGGTTGAGATACAAGCGCAAGCAGAAAGAGCTAGGGCATATTCTGTAAATTTTAGGACTGCCGAAAGATTTGGACTTGTTCAAGAAGTGAAAAAGCCAGTAGTTTTTTGGTTCGAGGTTTTTAATGGCGAAGTGTAAATTCTGTAAGCAGCCAGCAACGCAGCGCTTCGGGCTGAATTATTTCTGCAATCCTGATTGTGCCTATAATCACGCTAGAGCGATTCAAGCCAAAAAGGCAATCAAAGACGCAAGCGAACAGAGAAAGCGCGACAGGATGCGATTAGCGAAGCTTAAAAAGCCACATGAACATGCAAGCAAGGCGCAAACTCTATTCAACAAGATGCGAAGGCTTGAGTGCTTGCTTTGGTTCAAAGAAAAAAACCTTGAGCCAGTTTGCATAAGCTGCCAAAAACCTTTAGGCGGTGATGTGTGGGCTTGCGGTCATTACAAGACTCGCGGAGCAAGAAAGGACTTGGCGTTTGAGCGATTAAATACGCACCTGCAACATAACTTTAGCTGCAATAAAAATAAGTCAGGTGATGTGGAAGGTCAAAAGATTGGCTATGCAATGATTTACGGCGCAGAGGATGCGGCAAGAATTCTTACTGACTTGGAAGTTAGGCGAGAAATACCAAAGCGCACACCGGAAGATTGGCAGGCGATGAAGAAAGAGTTTAGCGCAGAGATTCGCAGGCTTGAAAAATTAATTAATAAAGCTTGATTATCTTGTTTAATTAATTATAATTGACTTCGATGTTTAATTATTCGGAGTCAATATGTCTAACCTATCTATTTCGTCACATCAAGTAAAAATAACTGACGGCCTTTACTGTTTAAACGACCTGCACAAGGCAAGCGGCGGCGCCGAAAAGCACAAGCCGAAAGAATGGCTTTCAAACAAAGGCACTTCTGATTTAATTGATGAAATTTCAAAGGGGGGAATTACCCCATTTAAAGTAACTGCTGGCAGATATGGCGGAACTTTTGTATCTCGCGAGCTTGTTTACGCTTACGCAATGTGGATTAGCCCGAAGTTTCACCTTGAAGTTATCCGAGTGTTTGATAATCAGGTTAAAGCGCAAAGCGAGCTTGCTGGATTACTTAACAGTGTCAGAGAGAAAAGCAAATCAATCTCTACCGATATTGATGCAGCAAGCGCTTCATTTATCGAGCTTAAGCAGCATGGTCAATCATGGGGCGCTTACGGACAAGCAATCCGCAAAGCAAAGAAAGAGGTTATTGCAGAGCTTGACAGGCTGAAAGATGAAATCCAGATGCGCCTAGATTTTTTAGGCTAACTGGTCAGATTTGCTGCGGGTTATTTATGCGCTATTGTTGGCGCTGGTTAATTGGAGGTTTGAAAATGGGTAAATATTTCGGTGTTGCGGTTTTAGATTCTGGCGTTAAAGGCACTTTGTTTTTTGATGAAGCTCCTGCAATCGGCTCTGATGTTACTTTGTGGCATTACGATAGCTTAGGCAATCCAGTTTCGGTTACTGGAAAATTGGTGCGACTGTTATGAAAAAGCTAATCTGTAAAATTTTTGGTCACAGCGTAGAAACTACGCACACAAACGATTGGCAAGTGCCAACAGCTGAAAAGTGCGAGCGGTGTGGATTATCTCGCAAGATGAAGCGAATCCCAGAAACAAACTGCTTCCAGTGGATTTATTCGGACGGTCGGCAGTCTATAGGTCTGGTTGCTTTTAAAATTGATGATATTCAATTTGGAGAAATTCAATGACTATCAAAAACGGCGATTTGCCAGCAAATAAGCTTGAAAAGGTTCAAATTGAGGCGGCTTTGATTATGTGTGAAGATGTTTACATTGAGTTTAACAATGAGTTTGAGACAGTTGCAGAAATGGCAGAAGAATACTGCGTTGACTTAGAACTTTTGCGCTTTGTTATAAACACAGGAAGAGCGTACAACATGGTTGGAGTAATAAAATGACGATAAAGAACGGCGAATCGCCAGCAATGCCATTAATGCTTACTAGCGAAATGGTTGGGCTAATCAAAAGCGATCCCACGCAAGCAGGAATTGCAAGCGGCCTTTCAAAGCGAGAGCAATTCGCAGCGATGGCGATGCAGGGTATTTTGTCATGTGACAGCAGCGAGTTTTTACATATCGCAGCGCAACGGGCGGTTGAGTGTGATGACGCATTCTTGCAGAGTTGGAGATTAAAAATGAAAGACCTACACAAAGCAGCTCGCGACTTGTGGCAGCAGTTTAGCGATGCAGGAGTTAATTTAGAGACGATAGACTTCACAACTGAAATTTTTCTTGATGGAAAAATAAAGCTTGTCGAGATTAAATTTGACGCGCGATTAGTGGAGAATGGTGATGAGTGAAAAATTTATCGCTTATGGAATTCTAAGCGCTTTTGCTCCGGTGGTTGTCATGGCTTTTTTTGACATTCAAACTGGCAGAGGTTTTTGGAAGGATTATCTTTCTGTTGTTTTGTGTATTGGCGTTCTTGCTGCTTTCGCGCTTGGTGTGACTGTGCTGGTTTGGGCTGTCGGCGTGGTGACGCAATGAAAAAGCGCAAACGCCTAGAGAAGAAGATTGACTTCATGGAGCTTCCTCACTTCTGCGGGAAAGCTGACAGCTTGTTTAATTCGCACATGCGAGGCGATGCGGCTCAATATGAAAAAGCAGAGCAAGGCATGGCTGTGTTATGCCGGATAGCTAACAACTTACCGCTAGATGCGCCATACAAGCCAGCCAACAGCCCGATGAGTCAATTCGACGAATCACACGCTAGATGGTTGATGCACAGAGATTGCTAAAACGAATTGGAGAGTTGAATAAATGAGTAACAACGAAGAATTACTATACACATCAGAAGCAAGAAAACATTACGAAACTCTAGCCGAGAAAGCAGCTAGAGAGAAGCAAATCACAACAGCATCAGACTTTCTAAGCGAAGGCTTGCGTATTCTATCCGAGCGCGGCAAGCAGTATGACCCAAGCGGCACAAAAGAAATGAGCTTTGATAACGTTGCAGAGGCGTTTAATTGCTTGACCAATAGCAGACTGAAGGCGAGCGATATTTGCTTAATCCTAGCGCTTCTGAAGGTGGTCCGGCAGAATGCAAACAAAGACTTTCACGAAGATTCGGCGGTTGATTTTGTGAATTATGCGGCTTTGCATAGTGAGCTGGCTAGAGGCGAGAAAGCATGACAACAATAGTTTATGACCACAAAAACAAATTGATTGCTTGCGATAGCAGGGTTACTAGCTCAGGAATGATCACGTCGGACAGTGAGAGTAAGTGGTATCGCGACAATGACGGCAACATTTGGTTTTTGAGTGGTTGCGTTAGTGATAACGACGTTTTATTTGATGCATTCAAGGATGGTGATAGGGCTTTTGATTTGCAAGTTATCCCTGACGTTATTGCAATAATGATAAAGAATGACAACGCTTATTTGCGAGGTGTCACAGGTAAGGGTGAGGCATGGACTCAAAAGCTTACGCATAGCCGAGCGATAGGCTCAGGCAGTAGTTTTGCGATTGCCGCACTTGATTTGGGTAAATCAGCGAAAGAGGCTGTAAAGTATGCGTCAACCAGAGATTGCTACACAGGAGGCAAAGTGCATGTTTTTGATATTCTGAATTATGAGTTTATCGACTCATCTGACCAGTGAAAAACAGTTTGAATATCAACTAAAGAGCAACTACGATGTACCAAGCAATTAACGAGCGGGCAATACTAAGCCTGCCACCATCAATGATTGGAGTTTTAACCATGACTACACAACGCGAGTGGGAGCATGACGTGCAAGCAGACGTTCAGGCTCTGCAAGATGCGCACAAGAATCATCTGTTTAATGTGATTCGCTCAAGTCTTAACGTGCTAGATTATTTAGACCAAATCGCAGAAGCTGCGACGATGGATAACAATATTCTGAATCTTCAAAAGCAGTTATTCGCTGGCGGAATTGGTGTGCCACTCGGAATGGCTCAGCAGAAGTTTGCGCAAGATTGGCTTGATAAGTTGGCAGAGCGCAAGGCTCAGTTAGTGGTTGACGGCAAAGAGCAAGCGCCTTGGGAGTTTGAGCTATGAAAGTATCTGAAGTTTTTGATTTGCCAGCGTATTCATTTGGCCGAATAGTAGCGGACAACCTTAGCGCTGGCGGAGTTGGTTCGTTTGATAGTGCTGACATGGCAAAGTTTGCAGCACACGCAATCAACCACGTTGACGCGCTGGCTGATGCTTTGGAGCGTATAGTTATGAACGCTGAAGATTCTGCTTTTGAATCATGGATTGATAAAAATCATCCATCTGGCGATGTTTCAGAGGTGCAGTATAAATTTGAGCGGTCTGCTGAATTCAAAGATTTTATTGAAGAGTTTGAGATCGCAAGAAAAGTACTGGCCGCTTATCGAGGCAAACCATGAAACCAATCAGCGACATAGTTCGCAAATACGGCAGCCTGCGCAAAGCGGGAAAGGTGCTAAACCGATGCCATGCGACTGTCGATAGATGGGTTAAGGCAGGCGCTAAGATTGACAGCGATGGCGCTGTTTGGATTAAGACGGCAGAGACTAATCACAAAGGGGAAGAAGAATGAGTAAAGTAGGAAAAAGCTTTAAATATTTGATGGCGTTCATTTGGGGCGTAGTTTGCGCGGCAGCAGGTTTTAGCGTTACTACACTGTCAGGCTTTGTGCTTGTGAGTGTTGGCTCTGTTGTTATTTGGTTTTATTGCACAGAATTGGAGGAAAAGAAATGAACGAACAAATGCGGAAAGAATTTGAGTCGTGGCTTTATGGCGATAAGAATTTTGCTCTTGGTGCAGACGAATTAGCATGGTCAGCATGGCAAGCCAGCCGAGCGGCGATTGTTGTTGAGTTGCCAAAGTACACGCCAAAAGCACACAGAATTAACGCAACAGTGGCAGGCATTAAGATTGAGCTAAAAAAGCAGGAGTATCGTACAAATGAAAGGACTAACTTACCAAGTAAAACAAAAAGCCACCAACGGCGTGCTGCGGCTGTCTGAATTGGGGCCTAACAGCAAAGAAGTAGCTAAGCGCTTAATCGCACAAGGCGAGTTGATTAAATCTAAATGCGGAACTGGTTTTGTGGTGAATGAGGTGCGGAAATGAGTGAGTTAGGGCGACCATCTAAATATAAACCTGAGTACATTGAGCGAGCTTTAGAGTTCGTCGGAGTGCAAGGTAAATCTGTTACTCAGTTTGCTTTCGAACTTAGAGTTAGCAAGTCAACCGTCTATCTGTGGGCGCAAGAGCATCAAGATTTTTCGGACGCATTAACGCTGGCGCAAGAGTGGAGTCAGGCAGCATGGGAAACCAAACTTGAAGACATGATGCTTTCAAGAGAGGTTAACGCTCCATTGGTCAAGCTGTACTTTGCTAACAGATTCAAGTGGACTGATAAAGCTCCGGCTGATGAAGATGAAGAAACAAAAGCGCAGCCATTGGCGATAACTTTTGAAGTTAGACATGCAGCAGACAGCATAGAAATAACGAATGCTAAGTCTTAGCGCTCCGCAGAATATTTTCCTTAATGGCCTGAATACCAAATATCGCGCTTACGTTGGCGGATTTGGCTCAGGCAAAACCTTTGTTGGTTGCTTGGATTTGCTGATATTCGCAAGTCAGAACCCAAAAACAGTGCAAGGCTATTTCGGCACTTCTTACCCTTCGATAAGGGATATTTTCTACCCGACATTTACCGAAGCTGCAGAAATGATGGGCTTCCGTGTTGACATTATCGAGAGCCACAAAGAGGTTCACATCTATCGCGGGCGCGTTTATTACGGGACTGTTATTTGTCGCTCGATGGATAACCCAGCTTCAATCGTAGGCTTTAAGATTGCACGGGCTTTGGTTGATGAAATCGACACCCTGCCAAAAAACAAAGCCACTCTCGCATGGAATAAAATTGTGGCTCGTTTACGCTTGGTTATTCCAGGTGTTGAAAACGGAATAGGCGTTACAACCACGCCGGAAGGGTTTTTATTCGTTTACAGCAAGTTTAAAGAGAATCCAACACAAAGCTACTCAATGGTGCAAGCTTCGACTTATGAAAACGCCGATTATCTGCCACCGGATTATATCGATACTCTGTTAGAGACTTATCCAGCAGGCTTAATCCAAGCCTATTTACGCGGGCAGTTTGTTAACCTTACATCCGGCAGCGTTTACCCGTCATACAATCGGCAGCGATGCAATTCTCACGAAGTTATTCAGCCGCATGATCATTTAATCATCGGCATGGATTTTAACGTTGGCAAAATGGCCGCTTGCGTATTCGTACAGCGTCCAACAGGTATGCACCAAGTCGCAGAGATTAGCGGCGGTCAAGATACGCCATACATGATTAAGCTAATCCAAGAGCGCTGGCAGTCGCAAGGCCACAAAATATCAATCTATCCAGACGCAAGCGGAAAGAACACAAGCAGTAAAGGCGCTTCCTTGTCTGATATTGGATTGCTTGAGAATGCTAAGTTCTCAGTCATTGCGCACGATTCAAACCCAAGAGTTAAGGATAGGGTTATATCTGTTAACAAAGCCTTTGAAGAAGGTCGATTGTGGATTAATGCCGCAGCTTGCCCAGAGTCAGCAAAGTGTATTGAGCAGCAGCCATATGACAACAACGGCGAGCCAGACAAGAAAGGCGGTTTAGACCATCAATCTGATGCCTTTGGTTATCCTGTTTGCTACCTGATGCCGATTGTTAGACCAATAACAGCTCCACTAAACTGGGGCCGCAGATGACAAACCTGTCAGAGCATCAGCCGCATATTGTCGTTGCAACTGCTGATGCTGTTCATGTTATTTGTCTAACCGACATTCGCAGACTTGCGCAGGGTTTGCCTTATCACGGAGACAAGGCGATAATGATCCAAATACTAGCCACAGCATTAAGAGATTTAATCGATGAGCATGACAGCAGATCAACTTAGACATGAGGCAATGCTGCAACGAGTGGCAACCGGGTTATTAAAGACCAACATTTACCCGTCACTCGCTGAGGCTTACAAGTCAGTCAGAGAAATCCTGTTGGCTCAAGAGGAAATCAAGAGTGCAGCGCAGCTTAATCGCATAACGAAAGCCATTAGCGCATCAGTAACAGAGATTTACTCAGCAGGATGGCAAGAGGCTACCAAAGAGCTGCAAGCGCTGGCGGTTTACGAATCGAGCTATTATTCGGAGCTTATCGGCAAGTGGAATGATGTTGAACTATCAACGCCAGGCAGCAAGTCTATTATCGATTATGTTAATTCGGCTTTGATGGTACTTGGTGAAGGCGAGCGGGCAAAAGTTGGCGCATGGGCTGAGTTTGTCAACACTGCAACGCAAGAATATGCACAGCAGTACAATAACCTTGTGAAGATTGGTTACACTCGCGGCGCAACGGTTCAGCAGATCACTAAGTCGCTCAAGACGTTCAATGATGGATTAGCCAAACAGCAAGCAGAGGCGTTGGCTCGAACCGGAGTTATGCACTACGCGCAAAACGCACGAGAAGCAATGGCAACAGATAACCGCGATATTATCGATAAGCGTTATTATTTATCGATGATGGACAACAGGACCTCTGTTGGATGTCGCTCGTTACATGGGCGCACTTGGCAACTAGAAGATGATAGCTATGTGAGATTGCCTCGGCATTTCCGTTGTCGGTCAAGTTATGTTTATCTGCTAGAAGGCCAAGACAAGCCAATAGGCATGACGCCGGCAATTGGATCAGGTGCTGACTATCCTGAAGATGCAGATAAAAAGCCAACTTACAAAGGGCGAAAAGATTTAGGCAAGTTCAAGATTGAGCAAGTGCCTGCTGATATTTCACCGGACGCATGGTTAAGGCAGCAGTCGCGTGAATTCGTTATCGATTCACTCGGCAAGACTCGTGCAGAGCTATTCCTTGATGGCGGATTGAAGATTGAAAGCATGACTGACACCTTTGGCAATCCGTTAACATTAGAGCAGTTACGCGAGCGAGACGGCAAGGCTTTTGCTAAGATTGGCATTTAGCAGTAAACTATTAAAAACGATTAGAGGCGCAACATGCAGCAGATCACATTACACGCAGACGCAGCACTGATGCTGCCGAAGATTGAAGAAACAAGAATCGCCTTGGCTGGTGAGTTCTTTGTTAAGCAAGCTCAGTATGATTTATTGCCGCATCCGAGCGATGGCGACAAGACAACGGTTGACGCGAAAAACCGTTATGCGATTTATATTGCTAATGCCGAGTATCAAAACTATGGCGGTCAGACGTTAGCATCACTGCTTGGCCGGATGAAGATCAAAGAAGCGGATATTCAAATCCCAGAGCGCTTAAGCTACTTGCTAGACTCGGCAGACAATGACGGCACATCATTAACAGGCATGATTGAACAAACCGCATCAGAGTTAATGCCTATCAAGTGGCAAGTGCTTGTATCTGATTACCTTGGCCTGTCTGAAGTAGATTTGACTGACGTGTCAATCGAAGATGTTAAGCGTGCCAATCCTCGCGCCACAATCAAAGCCTACAACCGCGACAAAGTGGTTAACTGGCACTTCTCGCGCATCAATGGCGCTATGCAGTTGACTTACATCATGTTACGCGAAGACGGCACAGAGTTTGACCCGTACACTGCAACGCACACAGCGGTAGAATCTTACTTGGTGTTAGCGCTTGACGAAGATGGCAATTACTATCAGCAAAAGATTATCAAACGCTCAGCAGGACTAGAAGAAGGCGAGCGGAGCTACATGACTGTTAGCGGCTCGGCATTAACCTGGTTGCCTGTTACATTCGCAAGCGACGAAGAAATCAAGGCGGGCGCATTGCCTAAACAAATGGGCTTTATCAGTCCAATCTGCGACTTGGCACTGGCTCGTTACCGCATGAGCGCTGAATATAAAGAGACTATTCGCAACTTGCCACCAACTACTTACGTTTTTGGTGCGCGGTCGAACTTCATCGAGCAATTTGAAGCGGCAAACGGGCGCGGCTACATCGAGACAGGCTCAGGCAGTAGAAATACATTACCTGAAGGCTGCACAGTTGAGGTTATCGGCTGCGAAACGTCAGTGACTCCATACGAAAGCTACTTTGAGCGCAACACGCAAGAAGCGCGTCAGATGGGCGCTGTGCTACAAGGCGACGTAAAGGCCGCAACAGCTACCGAAGCAGAGATTGCAGCAGCAG